TGTGGAAACTGTATCTCACTTACAATCGCAAAATGAAGTTAAGTCGTTACAAGACGAGTTAGAAAGTTTAAAGAAAGCAAATACTACTTTGCAACAAAAGGAAGCTGCACTTGAACTTTCAAAGTATCATCCTGACTTTGAAGAAATAAAAGAGTCTGATGATTTTCATAACTGGGCAGATACTCAGCCAATGGAAATTAAAAACTGGATATACGAAAATAATTCTAATGGAGCATTAGCTGCAAGAGCAATTGACTTGTATAAGAAGGACCGAGGACTTGGACTTGATAAAAAAACTAAAACTGAAAAGAAACAAACTAATAATCAAGGTGCTGATTTGCTAGTTAAAACTAACGAACAAACTCAAATTCCTGATTCTAAGGAAGTTCTTTTCAAAAGGTCTGATATCAAAAGATTATCAGATTCTGAGTTTATGAAGTATGAAAAAGATATTTTAAAAGCTCAAAGGGAAGGTAGAATTATAGATTAATTCTATTTTCATTTTTATCAACAACTAAAACAAAAGGAGTAAAATCATGGCTAAATTTGCTGGTGGTTCAACTTATAACTTTGGATTAGGTGTTTCAGGTCAAACTAATGGTTTTTTCATTCCTGAAATCTATTCAAAGAAAGTACAAATAGCTCTAAGAAAAGCTGCTGTTGCAGAAGCAATCTGTAACACAGACTATATGGGCGAAATCTCAAACTTTGGTGATACAGTAAACATCATCAAAGAACCTCAAATTGCAGTAGCAGACTATACAAGAGGTCTGGCTGTAACTTCAACTAACTTGACTGACCAAGAACTTGTTCTTACTATAGACCAAGCTAAGTCTTTCTCGTTTAAACTAGATGACCTAGAGAGAAGATTCTCTCATGTCAACTTCCAAGCTGTAGCTTCAGACAATGCTGCATACGCACTAAGAGATGCAATGGATTCAAACATCCTAACTGCTATTAGAGCTGGTGCAACTGTAACTACAGGCATGGGTACTACAGGTACTCCAATTGATATTGGATTCACAGGTAGTAAAGTTGACCCTCTAAACCAAATGGCTTTAGCTGCTAAAGAATTAGATGAAGCTAATGCACCTGAAGAAGGTAGATGGTTTGTAGCTGCACCTGAATGGTACAATGCACTATCTAACTCATCTTCTAAACTTTTATCAGTAGACTTTAATGCTGGTCAAGGTTCAATCAGAAATGGTTTAGTAGCATCTGGATTACTAAGAGGTTTCCAAATGTACAAATCAAACAATCTTCCAACTAACGACTTATCTGGTGCAACACCTGCTGGTTCAGCAACTGCACCTGTAGCTTTATTTGGTCATATTAGTGCAACATCTGCTGCATCTTCTATGAACAAAGTAGAGACTATTAGAGATACAGGTACATTCTCTGATATTGTTAGAGGATTAATGGTTTGGGGTAGAAAAGTATTAAGACCTGAAATAGTAGGTAAAATTCACTATGTTGTCTAATACTAACTACAACAAATAGTTATAAGTTTGATAGGGGATAGCAATATCCCCTATCATTTAATAGGAGATAAAATGAAAGAATATTTAAAAAACAAATTTCAACACTACAAAGAACATCATAAAAAAGAAGTTGTTATTGTAGCTGTTATAATTATAATCGCATACATTTTATAGGAGAAATAATATGCCAATGAAAAAAGCAATGCCTGGTGGAAAAATAGTAAACAAAGGCAAATACAAACATGGTGGAAAAGTTCACCGAAATAAAAAAGGTCATGGTGGAGTAATGACTATAGTACTTAAAAAAGACAAAACTAAGAAAAAATAATAATGGGTATAATGTCTTCACCTGCTTGGACTCGTAAAGAGGGTAAGAATCCTAAAGGAGGACTTAATGCTAAAGGTAGAGCTTCTTATAATAAAGGTCGAACTAAGACTGGTAAGAAAAGAAATCTAAAAGCACCAAGTAAGGTAGTAGGCAATAAAAGAAGAAAAAGTTTTTGTGCAAGGATGAAAGGTATGAAGAAAAAACTTACCTCTAAGAAAACTGCAAGAGACCCTAATTCAAGAATTAATAAATCACTAAGAGCATGGAACTGTTAAATGGCTAAAACTTATCTATCAATGACAAATGAACTATTGGTTGAAATTAATGAACCAGAAGTAACAACAGTATCAGGAGCATTAGGTATACAAAAATTTGTATCTAATTGTGTAAACAGAGCTTACTTTGATATAGTAGATGCAGTAGATGAATGGTCTTGGTTACATACTGCAGCACCACAAAATGAATATTATGGTAATCACTTTGTAGAAACTGTAGCTGGAACTAGATGGTATTTAATGAAACCAGGTTCTGCTAATGTAGATGCAGATTTTGATTCAGTAAACTGGGATGGTTTTACTTTAACAACAGAAGGTGTATCAGGAAAATCAGCACCTCATACAGTTAATAAATTAGCATTTACAACTTTATCAGCATGGAGAAGTACTTATGCTCAAGGTGAAGAAGCAAGTAAAGCTAATACACAAACTTATGCAACACCATTAAGAGTATTAAGAAGTTCAGATGGTAGAAGATTTGGATTATCTCCTATACCAGATGGTGTATATAGAATTTATTTCTTTGCTTATAATAGACCATCAGAATTAGTTAATGATACAGATACAGTATTATTTCCAGAACAATACAAACCAGTTTTACTAGCAAGAGCTAGATATTATATTTATCAATTTAAAGATAACATTGCACAATCACAATTAGCATTAGACGAATATAAAAAAGGTTTACAACAAATGGCTGACCAATTAAATTCACCTCAACCTGAATATATGTCAGATGTTCGTTTTGCTTTTTTATATTAAGGAATAAATTATGCCAACTCAAGGAGCTTCTATTACAGTACAAGGTGGCTTGGATTTAGTTTCAAGTTCTCATGCTTTGTTTAGAACACCTGGAGCTGCAACAGTATTACAAAATTTTGAATCATCTACTACAGGTGGTTATAGAAGAGTAAGTGGTTATACTAAATGGGGTGGTGCTAGTGGTGTCATTCCTAGTGGTACATCAACAGATACTATTCATGGTATTACAAATTATGCTGATGGAGTATTAGTTGCTCAATCAGATGATTTATATTTTAGTACTACAGGTACTTCATATGTACAAGTAAATAAAAATACATTTACTTCAGGACCTGGTACAGTTTCAATTAGTGCAGGTTCAGCAACAGTAACAGGAACTAATACTACATTTACAACTTCATTTACTGTTAATGATGATATTAAAATAGATAATAATATTTATAAAGTATTATCTATTACAAGTAATACTGTATTAACACTAGATATTAATGCTAATACTGGTAATACTCAGAATGGTTTATCCTATTTTGTAGGTGGTATAGCTGCAAATAATTTAGCTGCTGCAACTACAATAGTTAGAACTAATCAAACTAATGTAAAATTTATAAACTTTGAATCTACAGGTGGTCAGAATGGTACTATTTATGCTGTAGATGGTCAAAATAAAATATTTGAATTTTTTATAGATGATAATAATAAATATCATTTTGAAGAAATTGAAAGGTCTTCTCCAGTAGGATGTTCTTTAATAGAACGATATGCTGAAAGAATTATAGTATCTGGACAATCTTCTAATCCTAGTACAGTATATTATAGTACTAGATTAAAACCTTATGATTTTGAAGGTGCTTCTGCAGGTTCTGTAGATGTAGGAGATATAGTAATAGGTATTAAAGTATTTAGAAATAGTTTAATTATATTCTGTAAAAATAGTATATATGAGTTGACAAACCTTGATTCTACTCCTATAATTAAATCAGTAACCAAAAATATAGGTTGTGTAAGTGGTAACTCAATACAAGAGATAGGTGGAGATTTAATCTTTTTAGCACCTGATGGATTGAGAACAGTTGCTGGAACAGCAAGAATTGATGATGTTGAATTAGGTTCTATATCAAGAAAAATTTTACCTCTTATAAATAATGTACTAAACAACTTTGGAAACTTTACAGTTTCTAGTATGGTTATTAGAGAAAGAAGTCAATACAGATTATTCTATTATCAATCTGGTCAAGCTGACTCTGGTCAAAAAGGAATTATAGGAACATTTAAATATAGTGCAGAAGGTATACCTGCTTTTGAATGGAGTGAAACAAAAGGATTACCTGTAACTGTTTGTACTTCAAATTTAAATAGTTCAGGTACAGAAGTTATTTTTCATGCAGATGAATCAGGTTTTATTTTTCAACATGATACTGGCGATAGTTTTAATGGTTCAAATGTTGTAGCAGAATTTCAAACACCAGATATGGATTATGGTGATAATGGTTTAAGAAAAAGTTTATATAAAATTAAAGCTAATATTGAACCTGAAGGTTTACAAAATTCTTTAAATTTAAGAATAAGATATGATTTTGAAAGTAGTGAAGTTCCTCAACCAGGAAACTTTGCTGTTGGAAATTTAAGTTCTGCTGCTTTATTTGGTACAGCTAAATTTAGTCAAGCAGTATTTGGAGCAACAACATTACCAAGTAAAAGTATATTAGTAACAGGTAGTGGGTTTTCTAATAACTTTAAATTTTTTAGTGATGATACTAATGCTCCATATTCAGTAAATGGAATGTTTGTTTCATTCATAGCAGGAGGAAGAAGATAAATTATGGCAGGATATACTAGACAGAGTTCGATTAACGATAACGATACGATAACAGCAGCTATCTTTAATAACGAATACAATAAATTATTAGCAGCATTTAATAATTCAACAGGACACAAACATGATGGTACTGCTGCAGAAGGTCCAGTCATTGCATTAATTGGTGATGCAGGATTAACAACTCCATTAAACAAAATTCAAATAGACACAGCTAATGATACAATAGATTTTTCTATTGATGTATCAGGAACATCTACTGAACAATTTAATTTACAAGATGGTGCAATAGTACCTGCTTCTAATAATGATATTGATTTAGGTACAAGTTCTTTACAATTTAAAGATGCTTTCTTTGATGGTATTGTAACATTAGATGGATTAACTATTGGTAGTGCGACAAGTATTACAGATGTTGATACAGATTTATCATCTGTTTCAGGAAGTGATGACACAGTTGCAAGTGCTAAAGCAATTAAAACTTATGTAGATGCACAAGTAACAGCAAGTGATTTAGATTTTTCTGGTGATAGTGGTGGTTCTCAATCAATTGATTTAGATTCACAATCATTAACATTAACTGGTGGAACTGGTATTGATACTACAGGTTCTGCACAGACAATGACATTTGCAATTGATAATACAGTTGCAACATTAACAGGTTCTCAAATATTAACAAATAAAACTATTGATGTAGATAATAATACATTATCAAATGTTGAAGTAGATAATTTAAAATCAGGAGTTTTAGATACAGATATAACTTCAGTATCTGGTTCAGATGATACACTTGCTTCTGCAAAAGCTATTAAGACTTATGTAGATGCTCAAGTTGCAACAATACCTGTTGGAGATATTACTTCAGTAGTTGCTGGTACTGGTATGACTGGAGGAGGAACATCAGGTGATGTAACTCTAAATGTTATAGGTGGTACTGGTATTGATGCAAATGCAAATGATATTGCTATTGATTCAACTGTAACTACACTTACAGGTTCTCAAACTTTAACAAATAAAATTTTAACAAGTCCTACTTTAACAAGTCCAGTTATTAATACAGCAATTAGTGGTACAGCATTTAAAGATGAAGATAATATGTCATCTGATTCTGCTACATCAGTTGCTTCTCAACAATCTATTAAAGCATATGTTGATACTCAAGTAGCTACTATACCTACTGGAGATATTACAGCAGTAACTGCAGGTACAGGATTATCAGGTGGTGGTACATCTGGAGCTGTAACTTTAAATATAGATTCAACAGTTGCTACTTTAACTGGTTCTCAAGTTTTAACAAATAAATCAATTGATTCAGATAACAATACTATTACTAATATAGTTGATGCAGATATTAAAGCAGCAGCAGCTATTGATGCTACTAAGATAGCAAATGGTAATGTTTCTAATACAGAATTCCAGTATTTGGATGGTGTAACTTCAGCTATTCAAACACAAATCAATACTAAACAAGCTACTATAGATTCATCTAATAGATTAAATGCTAATTTAGTAGGGGATGGTTCAGTAGATAATACTGAATTTGGTTATGTAAATGGAGTAACAAGTGCAATACAAACTCAAATAGATACAGCAAATACAAATATTAATACTAAAGCTTCAGCAGGATTCGCTGTAGCAATGGCAATTGCTTTATAATTTGTGTTGACACTTTGACAAAAAAATGTTATAATTAGGATAATTCTATGGCACAAGATTTCGAAAGATATTTACAACAAGACATTTCAAACAATGCAGGTTCTCCTACTGTTTTAAGAACAGCAGCAGATTCAGATGATGCTATCATAGGT